AAGAATAAATTGTCTCATATTTTATTATTGGTTTTTATTATTATTTTCTCTCTGTTGTGTAGAAGTTAATCCAAGCGTTTGGAACCAAAGAGCAACAGCAGTTTCAACTATTTGTCGATGTAAATGTTCAGGTAAATTGCAACTAACTGAAGTTTCAGTATTGCCACTTTCCCAAGCATTTTCATCAAGATGAACAGTAGCAGGCATTTTTATATAAGAAATGTCAAAGCCACTAACATCTAATTGGCTATCCCCCGTAAAGAGAGATATATCAAACCCTTTATCAGAACGACCTTTAACAAGACTTACAATAGGAAAATCATACGATGCACGATTCAAATAATCATTAAGTGTTTGATGTATCCTTTCACTCTCAATAACTCTACAATCCCGTTTTACAAATTTATCGTCACCAGCTTTATATTTAACAACAAAATTAGTGATGGCAAGAGGGGTTTCAGGCAAAGTACACTCAACAATCGTGCCTTCATTTGCTGTTTTATAAGAAATATTCTTATTAAAGCTATAAGTAACAAAAAGTGTATAATAAGCATTAAGAGCACTTACTTTAGTATATTGAGGAGTTCTAACATCTTGTTGAGGTTGTGCATTACCAAGTAATGAAGCTCGAACATTTTGAACTATAGACTCATTAATAAATTCATCAATAGATTCAGGAAGAATACCACGAACTTGTTGTAACCCTTGTTGTTGTCCAAGTGTTCTAAAAAGAACGTGCATCGCATAAATATCCATAGCTACTTCTGATTAAATAAGGTTTAATTTAGCCTTATAAGCATTAACTGCTGAAGTATTATTAGGGTTCTTAAACCAAACAACAGCTTCACTAATATTAGCACCAATGAATTCTCCCGTAGGTGTAGTAATATTTTGGTTATGTGCCAAACGAATTAATTCACCACGAGCGATAAGTTTTTCAATGGTAGCTTTAATGAGTTTATCTCCATCATTAAAGATTTTATTGAAGAGTTCAGGTTCTTGAGTAGAGAATTTATCAAGATTGGCTTCTTTGATAAGTTTATTTTCAGCAAGCGAAGGCATAACAGGAAGGTTCTTCGCAAGAGCATATTGAATATAAACTGCCTCAAAGATTGTATCATCACCAATACAAGTAACATAGTTTGCTTTTGCTTTATTAATAGCTTTCCGTTTCTTTTCAGCATTTGCAGCTTCTTTAGCATCGTCACGGAAATAAAAACGAACATTAGCATCTATGTTAACAAAAGCAGGGTCTTTGGCAACATCGTTATATAAAAGACAATGACGATACATCAAATAATCTTCTACATTAATAGGAATCCCATATTTATGTTTTTCACTCTCAAGAGCATTAAGACGATTAATCTTTAACTGAAGTGCTCTTCGTAAAGCAATAATGTCAGTACGAGGAACAACATCATATTCAGCGTTAATTTTGTCTTCTTCAGTCTTAAAATGGAGATAATCTCGTTTAGTATTATATCTGAAAGATATATCGAAGGTTTTACCATTTTTATCAACCTTAACCATAATATTATTAAGGTATTGCTTTACACGAGTAAAGAAATTCTCGTTATTAGGCGAAACCCCAATAAGATTAGGAAAGTATGCTGCAATTTCATCCTTATTGCCAGCAAGTGTCCGAGAAGAAGTAACAGAACTACCAATATAACTAACTTGTTCTAAAAGAGCTTTACTATTAACTCGACGATACAAAGAATAATCTTGAACACGAGCAATCGTAACAGTTCTTTCATCAGTATAAGGATAATCTAAACTTGCATCTTCGGCAGGTTTGGGTGCTTCTACACTTACAGGAGGAACAACAGTACCCGAAGCCGGAACATTAGGTTTAGTAGTTCCGTTAGCCGCACCAGGGCTTGTAAATTGGAAACCAGTACCAGGCATAATTTCTTAAGGTTTAAAAATGATTAAAGAGCGCACTCCATTAAGAACATCTTAGTGGCGTTATCCACTTGAAGTCCCAGCGAGGATTTAACCTCGTAACGAGCCATATCAACTTCAGTAGAAGCATGATTGGTATTAGGAAGACCCCAGCAAGCGGGAATATCCGTCATACCTTCAATAACTTTAGTCTTATTAATCTGACCCTTCATACGAGCAACACGCACATTCTGATGGCCATTATAAGAAGAGAAGTCAATAAAGCAAGCGCGGTGAGAAGTCATAGGATAACCAGTACGAGGATGGATATAACCATTCTGTTTAGCAGCTTCAGCAATAGTTCCTTTATCGAAGAAAGAACAATGCTTGGCAGTAATGGTATGACCTTCAACAGTCTTATATTTACGGAAATATGCACCATATTCCATATTGTCAGGAGAACCTTGAATTTCCTTTTCACCAAGAGGAGTAAGGAAACCATTGTCTTTAGCATCTTGTTTGATGCCTTCGTCAAAATCCTCAAGGAAACCTTTACCACCAAAGAGAACAATGTTCATCTTACCGGTATCAGTATCACGCTCAAGAATATCACCAACAGTCCTCTTAATCTTAGTGAGAGGCAGATACTCACCATAAGTATCATAATTGTTCTCACGGCAGATTTCTAACATACCTGCGGTATGAGGAATAGGCTTTCCGTTATCACGGTCTTTAAGAGTAATTTCACCCTGAGCATTACGGTTATATTCAGCAAGCCAAAGACGCTCTTCAATAGCAACACGCTTAGCAATCTCAAACTGCCGCATTTCCTCATTAATCCAAAGTTTAGAAGTACCACCCGTAGAAGAACTCTTAAACTCATACTCAGTAATAACATTGGCAAGATTACCAGCAATTTCTTTAGAGAAACGATGGAACTCAAGCTGAGAAGTCATACTACCAGGGCCCATAGAATTACTACGATTACCCTTAGAATAAGACTCACTAACAGTAGGAGCACCTTGAGACCAATACTTACCAGGAGTAAGGAATTCAGGATTTACATAAGCATTAGGATTAGGATTCGTAAGCTTAAGAATATATCCATAACCATAAGGAGATTCACCAAGGTCTTTCTGAACACGAACCTGAGTCTTAGCATCAGGACCAATCAGACTATATTGCTCAATGAACCAATGGGTAGCAAAATGAACTTCAAATTCAGTACCATTTTTACCAGGAGTAGTATTAGCGGCATTAAAGTAAGTTACATAATCAGTAAACTTCATACGACCCATAGTCTTCCAAGTCCACTGAACAGTAGCAATATCAGTAACACCAACAGAACCTTGACCTTCCGTCATAAAAGTAAGAGGGAAACGGTCATCATCCATACCATAGTTATAGGTAAGAAAAGAGTTAATCTCAACAGGTTTCTGAAGCTGGAGATAAGCAATAGATTCCTCATTACTATAACCCCTATCTTCATAACGGCCTTGGGACAGAACTCTCATTTTATCCATTGCCATAATTGATAATAAGATTAAGAATAGTTAAACATTAATACCCAAAACTTTCTTTATTATTGTTATCAGTTTGGGCAGCAGGAGGAGTTATTCTCATTTGCCCAGCAGGTTTACGGCCTCTACTTTGAAGTCTAAGATTCTTCACCTTTTCTTCATTAATTGCCATTTTAACTAAATCTGCGTATGTACCTCCAGTAAATTTTAAATAAGCACGAAGAATTTCATCTTGAAGAGCATCTTCAGGTTTAGTAGAACGAACATCACGAGCATATCCTGTAAGACCGTCTTTATCAGTACGATAAAGATAATTGAAGAAGTCATTAGAAGTTACACTCATTTTCTTTCCATCGCGTTCAACGATAATGGTTTCAGGAATTTCATAACCAGCAATCTTACGGCTGTCAATAACCTGTTTAACACCATTCCAATATGCAGTGGACTCTTCAATTAATCGTTGTTGTTCAGCTTTTGCATCATCTTCAAGTTGTTTAGCATAAGCCTTATCTTTTGCAATAAGACCTTCAAGTTCTTCTTTAGCTGTAGCTGCAAGAGTACCTTGAGATTTAAGATATGCAATATAGCTATCTACACTACCTTTACGACCATCTTCCCTCCAAGCAGTTCTAATAATGCTTTCTTGTTGACTCTCATTATTTTCATCAATTTGAATATTACTTCTATCAGGAATTTGATTATATCCTTCAAGAGAATTTCCGTTAGCGATGTAATAATCAATCATCGGTTTAACGAAAGGATATTGACTATACAGAGAGTTAATCGTTGCTTCTGCAACTTCTTGTCTTCCGGTTTCAATAGCATCTTCAACAAATGCTTTAATTCCATCAGGAGTGTTTTCATAAGTAATAGGTTTACCCTCTTCATCAGTAATTTCTAAATCAAGTGATTTAGCAATTTTCTCAACGGTTATTTCTTTATCACTATCTTCTTCAGAAACTTCAAAAGATTTAATCCATTCAGAAACTTCAGCAGCGGGTTTGAAAACATTTCCTGCACTATCAACTACATCGCCGGTTTCGTTGATAGTATATGTAGTACCATCTACTTCAAGTGTTGTACCTGCTTTATATTCATGAGGAAATTCAGTTGCAGGAGTAGAATTATTTTTATTATCATCGCCCTTATTTTCACCAGGTGCAGGTGGAGTAGAAGGACTATTAATATCATCAATAGGATTACCATTAGCATCTAATTTAACTTCCTTACCAGACTCAATGTCTGTTTTTTGTTCTTCCGCAGGCGGAGTTGCGGGAGGTGTTGTAACATTACCACCTCCACTATAACCAAAATCGGGAATAGGCATAATTTTATTGTTTTTAAGATTATTAATAGAATTACTATTTGATACAATATTAATAAATTTAATATTAAAATCAAATACTTCAGCAATAAAATATATTATAAAATACCCATAATAATATACTGCTATCCGCTAAAATTTTATGTAGCAAGCCAAAATAAGGCCGTTTTTAGACACTTTAAATAATAAAATGAAGTCCCCATCATAATTGCACTAAAAGTCCCAAATAAACGGAAATAAATACCAAAGAAAGCAAATTAAAAGCCGTATTCCCCAGCAAATTTTTGAGAAATACGGCTTAAAATTACTTTTTAGTAGTAGCTTTAGGTTTATTTTTAGCTATTTGGACTTTAGCTTTAATATCTTCTTGTTTAACTTGTCTATCTCTTTCTTTATTATAATTATCAGCAGCTATTCTTTCACGCTCAACTTGAAGTTTTTCTCTTTCAAGTTGATTCTTAGCTTGAGCAATTCGTTCAGCAGATTCATTCTTCATCTCTTGAGGTAAATCATTAGGATAAGAAAGTCTATTAGCATCCGCCTGTATAAGAGCAATTTCTTTCTTAATAACACCTTCAAGTTCAGCAGTAGCTCTATCTTGTTCACCTTGAGCAGAAATTTGTTCAAGTTTGAACTCTTCCTGCATTTGTGCTAATTGCTGGTCTAATTGCTTTAATTCTATCTCATGTTGTTCTTTTGCTTCTTGATATTTATTAATAAGTTTTTTAATAGAAGCAACATTATCACCTTCAATAGCAGCAATAGCCATTTGAGAATCACCATTTTGAGCAGCACTAAAAGCAAACTGACGGAGTTGTTCAAGTTTCTCTTTTTCTATAACAGAATTTTTAGCTTTAATGACATAATCTGCATAAACATGATTATTAACATTTAAACTAACATAAGCAACAGAACCATCAGGTCTACGATATGTAGTTTCAAGACCATCAATCCAAGCAAGTTTTGTAAAATCTAAATCTCGTGCATAATCTCTTTCACGAAGAGTATCCATTCTAAATTCAAGAATTACAGAACCCATAGAACCACGAACAATAGCTTCTTCAGTAACACCTTTACCTGCAGAATTAGCAATTTCACCATATCGTTGTGGAGTCATATCTGCTTTTAATTTAGCTGTATTTTCTACATCAGCAAGTAATTGTGTAAGTTGAGAAATATATTCACCAATAGAAGCATTAAGCATACGAACTTGCTGTGCTCTAAGCATACCTTGGTCATTACTATCATCAACATATAAAACACCATCAGCAAGCATCTTATAAATAGTATCTTCAGGAACTTTACCAAGCAAAGATTTTGCAACCAATAAAATACTAAGTTTATTTTTAGCAAGAACCATTTCTCTATGATAAGCAACAATATTATAGAATACTTGATAAGGAGTAATCAAATCTATAATACTAAATTTACCAAATCCAGGTAATAATTCCGTAATACCATTATAAGGAAGTTTACCTTTTCTTTCATAAGCAATAGCTCTTGCTTTATAAGGATAAATAGCTGTAGCTCGAGCACCAATACGAATACCTTCATATACTTGAGGTACATATTGATATTCTATGGAAATATCTCCAAATTGAGTATTTAATTCATAATCTTCATCTTCAACTCTTTGAGAAAGCATACCATTTGAAGTAACATAGCTAACAATAGCAATACGAGCTTCACCTCTCCAAACAACATGCCAAACATCATACATGTCAGAATTTAAATCTC